TGTACCACGGTATCACCATCAGCCCCAAGCTCAGAAACGAGATGCTGGAGTTGGCGGCAGACTTGGAAGATTGAGAAAAAACTCCCCGCACGAGGCGGGGAGTGAACTTCTCTTGTGAAGGAGAGGGAGATGAAACGGACGGCAACTGCAATCACCGCCACCGTCACTGTATCACATGACCCTCCAAAAGCGAACCCCCAGTTTCCCTGCTTCAATTCGCTCGGCGTGAACGAGCCGAATCTCGCGCAAGTCTGCTTCCCGTTGCATCTGTCTGATAAGTTTTGATAGGTTTATCGCGGGGATAAACACTGATGCACCTACGGGAAACAGGCTCCAGCGTACCTTGATTTCAACCCCGTCAGGGTTGATCGGCTTGCTGTACGGTTGCGGGAAGGTTGATTGAGACATGTGCCGCCGCCAGAGTTTGCTCGACCTCATCCGACATGAACTCGCTGCAATCAATCACCAAGGTATCACTCGGAGGTAAGTTCATGTGGGTTCCCTTACCCATGCGAATCTTCTTCACCACGGCGCGAGTCTGACCTGTCTTCAAACTTTCAACGAACGTCTGATAGTTGATCTGCTGTTTACCGCACCACTCACGCAGTGGCTTGGGCAACAGATACATCTTCTTGATGTCGTACTCGTACCGTGCGACCAACTGGATGCGTGGTGACGCATCGGGCAGGATCAGGTGCTCAAGCGCGTCAGCGCCTGTACGTGCATCGTCTGTGCTCTTGATGCGCAGGATGTTGTTGTAGTTCTCGGCGAGGTAACTCGTCAGGGTGTCCTCAAGGGTGCCGCTCATGTTTTCAATCTCCGTTTTTGCTTTTTCGATGACCTTGATCAACCAAGTCACGATGTCAGACACCTTGAACTTGATCAGACCAATCTTCTTGGCGATCAACAATCCAGTAATTGCCGATGCCGCCTGAACAGACCAGAACCTGTGTGGTTGTGACAGTCCAGCCGCGATGTCGATACGCTCTTGTGTTTGCAGGAACAGCGTACGGCACTCCTCCATGTTGGCGATCACGTACTGCATGAACGGAACGCAAGCGTGTCCGTAGTGTGCGTACAGATTCCGACTCAGCACATCTGTCTCGGCCTTGGTGTCAAAGTGAAACTTCTGTGCTTCGTACTCCAACACACGTGTGGCTTCGGCTTTGGGGATTGCCTTGTACATCCGAACGCGACCGAGCAGACTGGTGTTGCCTGTACTGCATGCGTTGGTGTGCCACGTCTCTCCACGCACCCGCTCCATGTTGGCGCTTTGGCTCTGCCGATTCCTCTGCATACCGCCAGTGAGTTGGTACAAGAAGTCACTTGCTTCCTTGGGATTGACGTTGGTCATCTCATCAATTGGCAAGAAGATGTTCTTGTACACCTCGGCGCGGTTCATCTTCGACGCATGCGTATCGACTTCACGCAACAGGATCAGTTCAGGGTTGCCCCAAATACTTGCACCTGCCATCATCGCTGTGGTCTTGCCGAGTCCGGGGTCTTGGCTGTACACGTGAAACAGTGAGGCGCACTGCGGCACAAAGGCCATGAACGGTGAACCGAAAGACAAGCCAATGATGTATTGGTGTAACTCCATGCCTTCGCGGTTGTAGAAGTCCATGATCTCTGTCCAGCCAGCGACTGTGCCCTTGCTTTGAAACATCGGGAACATGCGCACTGTGGAGTTTGCAGGTGGGTTGTGGTCAACACGGTCAGCGCGAATCTCTTTGCTTCCAACCACGAACGATGACAGCAACTCATCAGACCAACCGAACTGACGCCGTGCCTCATCAGCCTGTGCGGTTGATTGAAGTTTGTTGACCCACGATGCTGTATATGACATAAGTTCTTCCATCTTGATAACGGCAACGCCATGCGCCGCCATGTGTTTGCGAAACTCGTCCTTACTCAGGATCGACGCCAATGGAACGGTGAACTCCCGCACCCCATCCTTGGGGAGGTGCAGTCTCATTACGACAGCCTCGCCCACATCAGGATCGCGCAGTCGGCGCACAACATAAAAGTCGTTGTGATAAATCGGCACCTCTATGGGGTCACCTTCCTTGTTCTTCATACGCTTGAAGATGCCACCAGCCTTGCCACGAAAGAACGGCTCGGGGTACTTCGGAATCACGTACGTTTGCTTGGGAACCTCGACGTTCTCAGGAACATCTTCTACAATGTTGTCTTCCTCGGTGGCTTCCAGAACCTCACGTCCCAGCACGATAGGTGACTTGATCTTTCCACGGTGCTTGCAGTCCTTGCAAACATCAGGATTGAACTCATCAAACTTGTCGCACGTGTATGGCCCTTTGATCCATTCGACTTTCTGTTGCGTCTCTCTGCGGTCGTAGTCAGGATGCCCCGAGGAAATTTTGGTGATTGCTTTCTCAGCATCCACACAGAACTTCGCAATGGACAGGCCCGCCCTCCACATCGGTTCACTCAGGGTAGCTTGTTCTTGTATGACCTTCTGAATCTGTGCGCATCCACGCCCTGCGGCGGTCTTCTGCACGATCAGTTTGAATGAGTTTGAGAAGCTACCAGCCAGTGCGTTGGTCACGTCATCCATGACCTTCGGCACAAAGTTCCGTGCAGTGACAGGCACCTCACCCATCAATGCTTTGAACGCCTCAAACTCAACAGGCTTGGAAACCTCGCCAAGAATCAACACCTCGCGGGGTGGTTCGTCCTTGAAGTTGAAGGTGTTGGGCACCCTCAGTATTCGAGCCACGTCTGCTGTGACAGACGGGTCGGCTTCCATGCCATGTAGTTTGCACAGGGCTTTAAGTTGCTCGGCAACAGGCACCCATACATCTGCCGTGACTGCCTCGGTCAGAGGCCAATACACGTGCACACCACGCCCCGAATTAACCATCGTGGGTCGAGGTAGCTTTGCGCTTTTACAGAAATCGCGCAGTGCCGCAATAGCTGTTTGTTGGTCGGGGTAGTCCTTCTCAGGGCCGCAGTCAATGTCAAGGAAGAACGCTTTAAGTTGTTTTGCGTTGTCACCCTTGCGTGACTCCCCGGTTTCGTACGTAGCCAGCGCAAAGTAGGCATCGTATCCATTACGCGCCATGTCCTCTGCAACTGAACTTGCTGTCTCCAGTGATAGGTAAAACTTCTGAATCTTCTTGTCTTGCTTCGCGCCGAAAATGCAGTAGTAACCCTCTCCACTCAGGACTGTGTTCAAAAATTCTTGTGTTTGCATGACCGCCTTCTGAAGTGGAGTGAAAGAAAAAAGAGGGGGTGGGAGCGACCCACCCCCATGTCAAAGATCAGTCGTCCCAACCGTCAACCAAATCGGTCAGCGCAGGTGCTGACGTGGCGGCGGGGGTAGACTTCTTTTCAGCCTTCTTTGGTTCTTCCACTTCTTCAGCTTGCACCTTCTCAACCTTGGGTTCTGCCTTGGGTGCAGGTGCGGCTTTCGGTGCGGGTGCTGGCGCAGGTGCGGCACCATCCTTGGGCTTGATCACCACGTTCAGCTTGATGGCTTCATCAGCCTCGGGGCTGTTGCGAGTTGCCTCGACATCGTGGTACTCATCTTCAGTGATAGGACGCACTGGCTTGAACACCAGCTTCGGCGTTGGGGACGCCGTGTCAAAACGCATCTCAGTGATCACGCCAGCAACAGGTGTGTTGTGTGCTTTGAGGTGACGACCGTACGCTTGCAGAGGGAGCTTGCCCTTCTCGCCATCACCGAACACAGATGTTGCTGGGCAGATAACTTGATAGACTTCGCGCTTGGCTGTCTCGCCTTCCAACAACACAGCGATACGCTGGCTGAAGCGGCATGCACGACCATCACCTTGGGATGCAGAACCCTTGATGTTTTGTGCGCAGTCCATGCACTTGTTGGCTTGCTTCTGATCGGCGGGTACCGATGCGTCAGGCGTTTGGTTGTTGCTCGACCAGCAGGTAGGCGAGGCGTTTTGACCTTCGACATACGTACCAGCAAAGTAGGTGCGGTGCACACTCGGTGCGGCTTTGATGATGATCACGCCGATGGAGCGTTCTTCACTCGTACGCACTTCTTTGTTGCCGACCATCTCGCGGAACACGCCGCCCTTGATGGAGATACGGCGTTGACCGCCTTCGCCACCAGCCAACGAGTTGGTGGTGTCATCTTCTTGCAGGTTCTTCAGGTATGCGGGGAGGCCGCTCTTAAACAGTGTGAGTTCAGACATTTGTCATTTCCTTTTTCAATTTACGATTTGTGAACCATTCAACCAGTCCACGCCATTTGTAGCCGAGGTAAAAGCCGATGAGGATAGCGAAGGCCATCGCCACAAGCACGTCACCACGCCCAGCAAAAATACCGACCGTGCTCATTGCTCGATCTTCTTGAGGGTCTTGGGGATTTCGTTGTTGCAGGTGTTCTCTTGTTTTGCCAAGACAGCACGTGCTTTGAAGTCCTCATCTTTGTAGCAACCGAGGTTGCCCGAAACTGTGGAGCACTTGAGTTTGACTTCCACCGCTTTTGTTTTTGCGTCGATCAGGTCAACACTCGCCCAGCCGTCACCTTGTGGGCAACTGGCTTGCTGGGTGCTGTCACCACGCCCCAAGATGTTGTTCTTCTCGAAGCCGTTCTCAGCACGCCACTTCTGTGCGTTGTAGCGGCTGTTGTCATTGGCGATACTGCGCTGGGTTTCCAGCGTATCGAACGACACTTCTTGTTTGCCACATGCGGTCAGCAGGGCGGTAGTCACGAGGGCGATTGCAGTAATTTTTCGTTTCATCTCATTCTCCTTACACGTCTTGATCAGGGTTAAAGTTCAACTCCAACTGCACAGGGGCAGTGGAATCGGCAGTAGTCGCGGCGGTTGCCTCGACAGGTGCGGGGGCTTCATCAGCAGACTTGCGGCGCAGAGCCGCATCCACGTCAGCGATCTTGAATCGGTACGTGTTGCCTAGCTTCAGAAAATCGGATGGTGTCAGCTTGCCCGTGCGAATCCACGTACGGACTGTTGACACCGAAACCGAGTAGTACTTGGCTACATCTTCAATTGAGACGTATTGGTCGTTCATCATTCTTTCCTCACAGTTATGGTGTACTCACTGTCCACGTTCAGGCCGGGCGGCAGTAAGTCTGGATGCTCCTCAAGAAATTGTTGGATGTTGCCTTGGTGGAGCCGCTTCTCGTACAACTCGGGCACTTGGTGTTCGAGGACAAACTTGCCCATCGCTTCCCAATTGTTCGTGGTGTACCGCTTCTTGATACTGCGATAGAACAGCCCCTCGGTAGTGCGAACACTCTCAAGGTTCTGATCCTTGCAGTATGCAAGCAAAGCCGCTTTGATCTGCCCCATCTGCGTGTCAATCTTCTTGACCTCCGCATCGAGGTTCTCCTTGGCGGCTTTCATTTTCAAATAGACCCGAACCAGCTTCTCAGCGGGGACGGGGGAAATTGCAGTTTCCTCTGTCATTTCATCTCTCCGGTTGGTTGTAGGAACTCTTAGTATATCTCAATTTTTATGTTAGTCAAGCAATTGTTTGTAAAGATCAACAATTTGTGTGTGAACATCGTTTTTAGTGTCTAACATTGTGTAAACATGTTTTTCTGCGTTAGACCCCATCAGGCGGATGACCACTGACGGATGGCGTTGACCCGCACGGTGAACCCGCGCATTGGCTTGGGCGTACGTCTCAAGGCTGGATGTCGGCCC